CAGTTAGTACAGGTCAGGCGGCAAACGGTCAGCGCGGTTTTGCGGGTTCGTTACTACAAGGCGCGCGTAATATAAATGGTTTACGCCGCGCTGGTATGATGTTAGGTAATGTATTTAGATTGTTAGGCGGTTTAAATCCGTTCGGTTTATTACTTACTGCATTACCTACAGTTATTGATTATATTTTTGGTGCAACAACTGCGCAAAAAGCATTCAATGAAGCAACTGAATCTGCTGTTCAAGGTTATGCAAAAGAAAAAGTTGCATTAGATGAATTGTTTGGTTCGCTCAATGATGCAAACATTAAAGGTGAAGAACGTAGCGCAATTATTAAACAAGTAAATGACCAATACGGTGATTATTTGCCGAACTTATTAACTGAAGCAAATACAGCTGAAGAAATTGCAGCGGCTTACGATTTAATCAATAACGCATTGATAAGAAAAGCTGTTACCCAAGCTAAAACAAACGCATTAGAAGCGGTTACAGGTAAATTAATACAAGATAGGATAGCAGGTTTAGAAAGGCAAAAAAAGGCACAAAAAGATTTAGACGATGCAGGTGTAGCTATACTTATGAGAAATAAAGATGGTGAAGAAATGTTTTCAAGACCAACAAACGATGACCAAGCACGCGCAATAAATAATTTTAAAGCAGCAAAAAAGAATTTACAAAATATTGATAAGGCTTACAAAGAAGAAGTTAAAAAAATAAACGAATCAGCAAAAGACCTTGAAAAATCATTAGGTTTAACTCAAGTACCAACAACACCAAAACCACCAAAACCACCAAGAACACCAACAGCAATAACGCAAGCAAACAGAAATGCTACCGATGAAAAAGCTAAACTACTGCAAGAAGAATTAACCAACCTTGAAAATGCTTTAAAAATTGAAATCAATAAAACTGAAGAAGGTACAGAAGCGCGTGCAAGGGCCGAATTAAAATATATTGATGTTATCGAACAATTTAGAATACAGAATCAAAAAGGTTTTGGCGATACAGAAGCTGAAATTACTTTAATGATGCAAGACAATGTAGATAAACGCAAAAAAATAAACTTAGACTATTTCAATTCTTTAGATGAAAAAGAAAAAGAACGCATTGAAAAATTAAAGGTACAGATTGAAGAAACCGAAGCGCTTTTAAATTTACAAATTCAAGATACGCAAGAAGGCAGCCAAGAACGTATTGATGCAGAAATGCAATACTATGACGTGCTAAAAGATTTATATACAAGATATGCCAAAGATTTAGGCATGACCGAAAAGCAAATAGATGAATTTGTAAAACAAGGTCTTAAAAAGCGTTTTGGTTTATATGAAGACTTTTATAGTACGCAGTCAACTAATCAGCAAAATAATTTACAAACTCAACTAAACAACCAGCTAACGGCATTAGAACAAGAACGTAACGCATTATTGCAAGCGGCTACAGGTAATGCTGAAGAACAAGAAAAGATTAACAAAATATATGATAAACGCCGTTTAGAACTTGAAAAAGATACTAATAAAAAAATATTAACCGCACAAATAACGCTTTTGAATCAGCTAAGAGCGTTGGCTATTTCAACTGGTGATACTAAATTATTATCTGACTTTGATAAGCAAATTTCTGATATTGAATTAAAGTTAGTTGAGTTAGGAAAACTTACTGAAGATGGCATTGAACCGCCCGACCCTAAAAAACTTATTGAACAAATAGGTCAAGTTATTACAGGCGTTTCGGATTCTGTTTTTTCTGTTCTTAATGCTCAGGTGCAAGCCTATATTAGCGGTTTAGATAAAGCCATTGATAAAAGCAAATCGGCATTGGATGAAATACGCGCCAATAGCGAAGACTTTAACGCGCGCCAATTAGAAATAGAAAAGGAACGATTAGAAAAATTAGAAGCCGAACGCGCAAGGGCTGTTGAACGTGAAAAGACTTTAGCGCAAGTACAGTTAGCAATTAACGCTGCTATTGCTATTTCAAAGGCCGCTGCTGAAGGTGGTGCCGCTGCACCTGTTACTATTGCGCTTACATTGGCTTCGCTTATAGCAGGTTTAGCACAAGCACGCGTAGCTGCTGGTAATGCATTCTTTAAAGGGGTTGAATACTTAGAACGCGGTAATAATAAAGCGGGCCGCGATACAATCCCTGCAATGCTAAACGAAGGCGAACGCGTTATTACAACAGATACAAATAATAAGTATTGGGATGTATTAAGCGCCGTACATAATAACAGAATCCCTGCCGATGTACTTAATACATTTTCTAAAGCATATCAGCAAGGCGGCATTAAAAACGCTTTAGGGGCATTTGGTGATAACGTAAGTCTTAGCAATGAGTTAGGCCAAAAATCTATATTTGTAAACGTGGCCCAAACATACGGCGGTTTAGAAAACAGATTAGAACGTATCGAAAATGTTTTAACTGAACTGCCTAAATACATGCCGCGTACAACAGTAAGCGCAAATGCAAACGGTATATTTAGAATTGTAGAACAAAGGCAGGCGCGTAAAAACTTTTCAAAGAATTGGTCAAAATAACATATTTTTGCACAAATAATTAAACATTATGCCACTTATCAAATGCTTACCGGGAGATAACAAATGTATTTCTAAAAACATTAGAACTTTAATAGCTGAGGGTAAACCGCATGAACAAGCCGTTGCCATCGCTTTAAACTTAGTTAAAAAATGAAATACCTAATAGCCGTTTTAATCTTGTTAGTATCTGCAATGCTATACATCACAATAGATAATAGTACTAAGTTACATAAACAGATACAGAAAAACGAACAGCGGACCCGCGATAGTTTGTCACAAATATATGCTAAATTTGTGACAAAATCAGATAGCCTGCAAGCGCATATAGATACGATGCAGACTACATTAGACAAACAAATAAAACAGTTTAGATATGACCTACACCGAATTAAGATTATTGAAATACCGAATACTAATTACGATAATGTTACTGACACTTTGCTCATTAGCCGCCTCTTGTCAGATTACAAAGGTAAATAACGGTTTTTTGATTAGCCGCGAATATGCTGAGTTCATCGCTGCACGTTTTGATAGCTTAGAAGTTTATAAAATTGCGTATGGCGAATGCGTTGATAGGGCCGTTGATTGCGATGCGTTGCTGAATAAATCTGAAAGGCTTATAGCTGATATGAAAGTACAATACCAAACACAAAGCGACATGCTATTATTAAAAGATGCTATGATTAAAAGTTACGAACGCGATGCAATAATATGCAATGACTATAAAAAGCAGCTGAAAAAACAAACGCGTCTTAAAAAAATGTGGAAAATAACAAGTTACGCGTTTATATCTGTATCTTTGGGGGCGTTAACATATTCAATACTTAAATGAACGGCTTACTAATATTTTTTGATGGCATACCGCAAGACCTTGATAATTTCAACGGTACTGAATCCGCAAGTTTTGTTTTTCGCCGCAAAGATGAAGCGGGCGATTCTGCATTTAGTTTTGCCCCTGAATTAACCGTTGTAGGTGATACCTACGAATATGTTAAACAGCAAATAATAAACGCGCCTAATCCAAATATTGCAGCCATACAGGTTTTAATTTACGATACATGCTGCACTAATCCCGATGGTTCGGACCGTTTATTATTCACTGGTAAAATTGAGGGCGGTTCAGTTCGTTGGTGTACGTTCCCGACATGCGAGGCACAAGTTACGGTAGTCGATAATAGTGTGGATGCCGAAGCGATAAGGTGTTTGAAAAATCATTTAATATGGGATAGAGTAGATAAAGCCGATGGCAGCGGTTTATCATTAGGTGAAGATACATTTAGAACAGCGGGTAATATTCAATACTGCAATGATGTTAGGCCAAATGCTTTACAAGAATCTATAATGATTATTGGCATTATATTTTTTATTATACTTGCACCTATTGCGCTTTTAATTACATTAGCAAATCTTGTAACATCTGGCAACCCCGGTAATTTTTACGCTGAATTAGAAAAATATATAGTTGATTGTAGAAACTTTCATAAAGCGCCGTTTATAGATAACTACATAAAAAACTTATGTAGCATTTGCGGTTTAGGTTATCAAAGTTCTTTATTTGATGTGGGCGGTTATTATCATGATACAGTTAGATTAGATGCTTCTTTTGCTGAAGGTAGTGAATTTTTAGGTAGCATATCTGATAACTATAAAACAAATATACCTAACTTAAACGGCATTCAATTTTTAG